TACTATACCATTCTATACATGGAGATAAAATGAATTCGAACATTAAAGCAAAGGCTCCAACCCATCCTATAGCTGGTCGCCAGCCAGCAACAAATATGCTGCGATGGCTGGCTTCCTTTGCATTAACATCTAATTGTTTTTCTGCAAGCTTTTGTTGTAAGCGTTGCATTAATATTTTTTTATCTAATTTTTCTTCCTCACTTGTATGAAGTTCATCGACAACTTTTGAAATAGTTTCTAAGGCTCCACCTTTTCCACCACCAAGTAAGCCACCGAGAAGATTAAGCACTATGCTGCTCCGCCTGTCATCCAACTAATTACCCAGATGACCACAATAGCTACAATAGCCGCCTTGATCCAATCCTTCATTTTCCAGTCTGACCACTCTTTAATATGTGACCATAGATCTTTCAGTAGATTCATACTACCTCCTTGTTAAGTTGAGGATTATACTATTTTACGCCTTTAAATGCTACTTTTTTAATCTGCATGTTGCTAGTTTGACCTTTTGGACCCGCACCTTTGTTGTTTTTTACAACAAAAGCAGGAAAAGTCATTGCAGCATCAGAACCCACTTTCATACTAGGAAAAGGGTTTTTTTGCGATACAGTAGTCATTTTTGCACTTTTCTTTTTCATTTTTTTGCCTTTCCGTAACCACGTTTAGCTAATCTACCTGCTAGACCGCCATTGGCAGCTTTGATTGGTTTTGGTTTAATTATTTCAATACCGATAGCTAAAATACCACCTTTTTTAGTTTTCTTTTTCTTCTTCGGAGAATCTACTGGTCCACCACGTTTCATTTTCTTCGTAGCTCCTACTATTCTGTCAGCTTGTGTAGGATTAGGATTATTATCTATTCCTGCTTTAACGGATAGCATACCAAACTCTGTTTTCTTTTTAGCCATTCTTTTTTACCTTTTTAGCTACTTTTTTAGCCGTCTTTCTGGCTGCTTTTGCAACTGTGCCTGCCAAGCCTCCAAGTGCTGGTATTGGAAAAGGTGTTGTTTTTTTAAAAATGTCTTTAAATTTTGGTAATTGTTTTTGTTGTTCTGGACTTGGTCTACCTAGTGGTCGTTCAAATCTTGGACCGTCTCCTTTAGGAATAGGCATATATTTAGGTCCTTTTTTCTTTTTTCCTTTGTTTGCTTTAGCAATTCCAGGCTGTCTATCGCTTGATAGTTTATATGGATTTTTTTTCTTTTTTGGTTTTGGTTTTCTAAGCGCCATAATTGTCTCCTCGTCAATGTATAGTAGGTTTTAAAAGATTTAGCAAGTCTCTTCCATTATGATTCATAATATTATCATATTCCTGCTCGGTAAGATTATTATGATAAAGCATTTTAGCTACACCCATCATTGCACCCGCTAAAAGTATCTGTTCTTCTTGACTTGTAACTGCTGTGTCAGAAAAATTCATCAATTCGTTAAAATATTCTTGTAATTTAATTGTTGGGTTTGCCATTTTGCTTCTCTAAGTTAACATTTGCACGTAATTGTGCAATGTCTTCTTGTGAATCTATCTTATCTTGAGCAATTTTAGCAGTCTGTTGTAGTTTTGCAGCGTCTAATTCCAATTTTGCACTATCAACACCCGCTTTTCGCTCCTGGTCCATGGCTTTAATGTTAATTTCTTGCTGTTTTAAGTCAATAAGTGGGTCTGAACCTTGTTCATCAAGATATTCTTGTTCTTCTTGAATCATTTTTTCAGTCATTTCTACAATTTTCTCTGCTGTTCTTGCTTCAACGACTTCTTGCATCTGTAATTGTACTTCTTGAGGTAATTGACCACCAAATTGTTGTGTCTGTTGCTCTATTTCGTCTCTTAATTCTTCTTCAACCTCTTCTCTCGACTGTAATGAAACGTGTTCCATAATGTGAGACTCTAATAAAATTAAAGTTTGAGGGTTATTTTTTACTAAAACCGAAGTCATTAATGCTTGATGAGCATCAATGTGAGCCATATGATTTTGACCTCTAAATGCTTGAAGTTTTTGACCTATAATTGCCTGTGAGTTCTCCATTCCAGGATCAATTGGCTGTGGTTGTTTAGGTGGCGGTAAAATACTTACAATATCTTTTACACCTAATGCTTCATACATTCTTCTGTAAGCCTCATACATATTATGTGCTTGAGGATTAGCCTGTGCTAATTGTAGTTGTGTTTGTGCCAACGTAACACGTTGAGACATAGAAAATATATTAGGGTCAGATACAGGTAAAACATCAATGCGATCATCAAAATCTTGTTGTTTGATCATCTCCAAACCTTGTTGTCCTGATGGTTTATAAGGATAACCAGGAGCCAAAGATTCTTTAAATAACTTTGCTAATATTTGAAATTCTGTTTTTTGTGCATAATGCAATCTTTTATGAATAGCACTCATGACTTTTGTGCCACGTTCCATTAATGCCATCGTTGTTCCAACAGGTGCATTTGCTGCTACACTATCACCAATCTTTTGATCAGCTACAGTTGCAAACCTTGTTCCTGCCTCAACAACAAAACCTAATAGCTGAAATAATGTCGGGCTCGGTTCTTTGTAAGGTAAAGGCATAAGTCCAGCACGAAGATCACCAGATGGTGCATCAACGTCTCTAAACTCGCCAGGTTGTAAAGGTGAATCATCATCAGCGATTCTTAAACCTCTAGCTTTAAATCCTGCTGGTAAATTAGATAGTGTTCCTGCATCAATTAATTGTCTAAGAGCTGCAGTTGCTGTTCTTGATAAACCACCAAGCATATGTATGAGACCAAAACCATAAAATCCTAATCCTGGTAAAAATTTATAATGAACAAAATATTTATTTTTCTTTTTAATTGGATCGTCTTCTTTATAGTTTCTATAAACAGCAAGAACTTCAGAAGTTCCTTCGTCTATTGTAACTATGTATGGAACTTTAATACCATCATCTTCATCTACACCTGGAATATTTAAATCAACGTGTATTTCTAAAAGAGTGTATTCATCTTCTTGACCAACTTTTTGAACTCCTTCTATATCTCTTTCCTTCTCTAATATACGATCTTGTTTTTCCGTATATTCAAGATCTATGTCTCTGTAAAAACCAGCTACTTGCTGTTTTCTAACTTCATTCTCACTCATTTTTACAACATGAGTAATTCTTTCACATGAAGTTAAATCAGTCGCAGAATAAGGAACAACTAAATCATCAGCAGATATAAATTTAGACACAGCTCTTTGTAGCCCTGCATCATAGTAAACTTTTTTAAATGCTGAACCTGCAAGAGGTAAATGAAATAACATCTGATCTAATTCAGGATCATACTCTTCCATAACGTGAGTGATCTGATAGTTCATAAATTCTTTTACACGTTCTGCTTGTTCTTCTTTTGCTGGATCGGATTTACCAATAATTTGTGTGCTTACTGGTCCACCCGCAGGTAGTAATTCTTTGTATCCTTGTGCTTGAAACTGTGTAACACTCTCCGCTAAAAGCGGGTGTGTAACTCCACTTGCACCTTGAAATGGTTCTGATCTTTCATTGTATTGAAATCCAAGTAAGTCTAATCCTTTTCTATAAGAATTTTCCCATTTGTCTCTTGAAGATCTGTCTTGTTGATACTTATCAAGAAGTTCTGAAGATATAATATTTAACTCTTGTTCATCTATAAACTCAGCTAAGTTTGAATCAAATGATTCTTCCATTGGTTCTGATACATCACCAATAATAGCAGAGCCATCTTCCATCATGGAAACGTTTGATCCTATTTCATCTTCTGCAATGTTAACTATTAAGGCTTCTTGACGTGGATCGTCATCAGCAATGTCAGGTAAAATTCTTTTATCAATCGCCATACGGTCTAACTATCTCCTCTTGTACATAACCGCCTTTGGCCATGTATGCTTTAAATGCTTCCGCCATTTCAGGCGTTAATTCTATACCGAAACTATCAGCGGTGTCAAATTGGTTAGCGCGCTCTACTATAACCTTTATATCAGAATTATCAATAATATCATTAGCGATAGCATCTGCTTGTCTACCTGTATTTCCTGTCCCAAGTATTTCTCCTGTTTCTCTGTTAACAACGTTAAACACTTCTTTTTGTTCATCACCTATTCTAACTGGTAATACTTCAAGATTTACATTATTTTCTTTTGCAATACGTTTCATTATCTTTTCTATTTCACTAGTATAATGTTTGCCTGTATCTGATACAACATCATCACCAGGTCCACCATAGAACTCATACATACTAATACCTTTTAAATTTGAAGGAGGTAAATCTCCCTGCATGCCGCCACTAACCCATTCCTGTATTCTTCTCTCTTTATCAGCCACTCTATCTGCTTGTGGGGTAGCGCTTGATCCCTTAAATCCGTCCATACTATTATATCTTTGAGTAACTAAATTAGCTGGTGTTACCGCATAATAGTCTGTAGCATTCGGATCTTTTAGAACAAACTTACGATATGCTGCTTCGTAAATGTCTCGTTTAATACTTGCATCCGCCCACTGCCCACGTAATTTAAATGGTAAGTTTGGATATAACTGTTTAACTAGCTGTAAGTTTAATTCCTCTGTCATGTTGTCAATAATATCGTTTTGTTGATAGCGAACTTTTTGTGCCGCTTCTAACATCTCGTCGGTAATCTCAGGTACAGGTGTATTCTTTAATGCTGTTAGTTGATCCTGTAAACTCATCAACGCTTGTAATTCTTTTTGTAATTGTGCACTACCTGGTAAGCTTTCTCTGTACACTGTTCCTTTGTCCGCGAAGAACGTCATCATGTCTTTTTCTAATTCATTGTTGATCGTGTTTAACGGCGTATTATTTTGTGCCATGTATTTTACTTTTGCTGATAGTCTACCTGCTAATCCCTGTGCCGCTTGAAAAATATCTGATTGTATTTCATCAGCAAACGTTGCTGTCTTGCCTGTAAACCTACCACCTAGTTGACGGTCCGAGAGCCGCGACCAAGCAATCGTGTATGGTTCTTGCCAATCATGTGGAGATACACCAGGAGGCAATCTTCCTGGATCACCGCGCAAGTCATTCGGATCAATAAATAATAATCGTTCTCTATCGCTGCCTGGTATTTGCCCCTGTTCTTTATACCCTGAATATTTTAAACCTCTTTTTTCTCCATCTAAAACATCTGATAAAAATCCATATCCCTTTGATTGTACATATCGTATTGGTGATTCTTTAAGGGCACCTAAAACCATTTCTCTTGAAATAGGTTGACCTGCTTTTGTTGCTCCTTCAATTATTCTCTCCAACTCTGAATCAATAATTTCTATCTTTGGTATGTTACGTGATTGATAATATTTTTTAAAAGCTTCTACATCTTTATATTCTTTTGGTCCTTGCATTAATTCTGCTTCTAGTTTTGAATAAAATAATTGTCCTGGTTGTGATTTTGTTATTGGTGTTAAACCCTCATCTATTTCATCTGCTCTTGTTAAAAGACTCTCTTCAAGTTCATCTCCTGTTTTAGGCAAGATCTTCTCAATCCCCATTTGAATTCTTTCTTTACCTTGTCTAACCCAATTAGGTACTTCACCAAAAATATATTTAAGACCTTCTTTTCTGCTTGCTACTTCAACAGCTTGATCATCTAGAAAGCCGCCGTCTGTTTCAAACGCATCTTCTGCCTGTCTGGTAATATCAAATATATTATCTAAGTCTTGAACTGATTCGTAAGCAGGATCCAATAAATAATCGCCCACGTCAATCTCTTCTTCTAAACCTGATGGCGTTGGGTTACTAAACTGTCCTGGATCACCGCCCATGGCTAGTTTAGTTTCAGCGTACTCTCCTGTAAACTCTGGTGGTAATTCTCCCATTAAGCCACCGTCTGCTTTGTTATCAAAAATTAATTGATTACCTTCAACGTTTCGTTGTTCTATTTTTTGTCTAGCTCTATCTAGATCCTCCTCAGCATCAGCACGTACATCTTCATTGTCTTGAAAAAAACCTGCTATTCCGTCTATTATTCCTCCCTCACCAAATATGAAAGGATCTTTTAATTCATATCCTCCAATTAATGAGGTTGTTAATATTTTACCAGAGTGTCTAGCCATAATCTCTGCAATCTTTGGAGTAGCTAAACCTCCTAGTTTTGCTATTGCTGCAGGGCTAAACAAAGCCGCTACTTCTAACACTGTTAATCCTACAGTAGCTCCTGCCGCCACTGCTTTTTTAAAATTTGTATCTGCTGGTATTTCACCATAGAAAGGAATATAAATAGAATCATCATCAGAAAACATATTCTCATATCCTTTTTGCAAAGGCATCGTTATGAAATCAAAAACTTTAGCTCCAGCTATTACTGGATTAGCCATTGCTTGAGCAAACTTACTTGTTTGATCATCCATCTTCTCATCACGAGCAGCGCCAGAACCTTCTCTTCTAGCCTCTTGTTCTATCATTTCATTATAGTCGTCTACTTTAGACAATACAGAATCAGCATAGTCACCTGGTGTGCTTAAACCTTTAGATATAAATTTTGGTAATAATCTATACATATTACCTTCTGTGTATTCATTTAAACTATCACCTACATTGGTATAAGCATCTGTTAGATACTCACCAATTCCTATATCTTCTTCAGTATTTGCAACAGGTTCAGGGGGAGTAAATCCACCTACTGCTCCGCCTGCAGTATTCTCTTGCTTACCATAATCAATAGGCAAACCAGAATCTTCCTCACCACCAAACTCTATAGATATATTTGGTCTTACTGTTGTAGCGTCTACTGCTCCACCATCTTTGTAATTTATCATTTGCTGCATAGCCTCTTTTTTTATAGGACCTCCAAGATTAAACATGTCGGCATAAATAGTATATACCTCATCTACTTGTTGTTCTATACTTTTTCCTGCATTAGGCTTATTGAATTGATCAGGTATTAACTGTGATATTAAATTTCTTGTTTCATTGTTTGCACCTACATAATCTGAGTATTTAATAAATTTTGCAGTGTCCCCTGTTTTTACAGCAACGTAAGGCTCGCCTATGTGAAAATCTACTTTGTTGTAAGTTTTTGAAAAAGCATTTGTCATATTTTTAATTTGTTGACTTAAAGTTATTGCTTGTTCTTGTAGTTTTGCTTTTGTTGCAGGATTGTTAGCTCTTGAAGCTTCGTATAATATATCTACAATATCTGTGCCTAAGCCATGAATCTCTGCTTCCATTTTAGATTTATTTTTTACATCAATATCTGATAATGTTTTATTTGGTGTTAAGGTATCTACAGCACTGTGAGGACCCTCCATTGTAAAACGTAAATTAGTGTTAGCGTTCGTACCACCAAATCGTAGAGGTTGAATGTGATCTAAACCATAGAAATGATATTGACCAAGATCTTCATCGAAGAACTGACGCATATCTGCTAGTTTTTCGGCTACATAAGGATTTTGTTTTGTTACACTGTTAAATGCTTTTGTGTAAGTTTGGCCAGAAGCATCTACCACATTTTGTTTCATGTATTGAGCAGGATAACCTTTTACCAGTTCTCCCTCTGGTATTTCCATAAACAATTCTTTTGCTGATTTATCTCCTCCTCTTGCTCCCTGTACTACTGTTCTTGTGCCATCATCATTAATAAATACTTTTCCTTTACCCTCTCTTGGCAGCTCTACAATTTCATCCCTGTTTTTAAATTTTAATATGGCATTTGCTGCATTTTTATATGTAGAGTAACTTGTGTCATTTATATTTCCTTTACCTAAATTTGGTTTAAGTTCTTTAATAAAAGCATTTGCAAATTTTACACTAAAAGGTTCTGCTGATGTATCAGCATCTGCTATTCTAATTAATCTATCAGTGGTATCTTTAGTTCTTGCTGTTGGTTGCTTTCCTTTAGAACCTGGAAAATTAATATCAAAAATATCTTCTTCAAATTTTGGAGATCTTCTTCTTGCGTCTTCATATGTATCTTTTAATTTAGTAAAGGCATAATTAACATCTCCTACCATTCCTGTTTTTTCAGGAAATAATCTTTTTAATTCTTTTTCTGCTTCAAATTTTTTTAATCTACCTTTTCTATGATTTTCTAAAACATCCAAAGCTTGTTGTTTTTTTAAAGGATCAGAAGAATTTAAAATATATTCATAGTTTAAAGTTTTTACAAATTCTTGTGATTTTGGTTTTCTTTT